TACCTTGTAAGCATCGTCGGGCACTTCTGTTTCAGTATCGCCTCCTAGTGCGGCATCCGGGGCAGATTTCCTTCCGGTTGGAATTGCCGACTCCGCTTCGGTTTTAAAGGTTTCGATTATACCCTTCAATTCAGCAGAGTTCATAAACTTATACCTTGTATTCCACGAATCCTTATTGTATTGATCGCCGTGCGCCCTGATACCCCATTCTTCCGCCTCTTTTATTAACGCCTGAAGGTAATTGTCACCCTCCTTGGCAAAAGCCAATAATTCTTCTGCCGTAACCTCCCTGCCGAGCGCTTCTTTTGCTTGCTCCAAAGTAATAAAAGGCTCGACTTGTTCACCGGAATTTCCTTCTCCCAATTTGCTCAACATTTCCTTTATTACTGGCAACTCATGTAACGATTCTTTATTTAAAGCAATACTCAAGCTACTGCCATCGTTTACAATGTCAGTTACAAAGTTTGTTACATCCACACCATCCAAAATAACCTTGTTACTCACTGTTTTTTCACCACCTTTTGAAAGATTTATTCCATTAAGGACAACCTTCTTTTCTAGATCCTCCTTTCTGGCAAAAGTAATCAGCTTACCACACCTTGAACTGTATATGTGCAAAAGCGGTGTCCCGCTGCTTAACCCTTTCAGATCATCAACGATAACCATTTTGCTTTCAGGAACATCTCCTGCGACAGAAAGCACTCCTGCTCCCGGATATGCGCCGTCAAATACAATGGAGTTTTCCATTAAAAATCCTGGAGGCTTCGCTATAATATGGCAGAGCTTCCCGTCATATTCGCGTCCTGCAAAGTGATTACATTTACCATAATCCATATAATCATTGCCACAAATAGAGCACTCATAAGTGTCTGCACCCCAACCTATGCTTGTATCAAAAAACGTTCCGTCCTCAATGCTGGCTATAATAGAATCTGTCTTTATCCCATCTATCTCCTTGCCCCTGACAATATAATGATCTGCATACAGTGCCCAATCTTCGCCCTCAACATCGCTTCTTTTGAGTTTAGAATCAAATGTTCTGCCGTATCCAATCGCAGCTTTCGGCTTAGCAAAAAGTCCAGCCCACGGATGGTCAATTAAAAGACTTACCCCTTTTTTGGCATCTTCTTTAAAAACATTAAGCAGGGACTTGTGAATTTGTATATATCTTTCCGGGATAATCATGTCCCCGACAAGTTTGTCAGGGAAAACAAAAACCTCTTCTTTTGAAAGAGGCCTTTTGGCAAGTTGATTTATTTTTTCAAGCTGACTTTCAGTAGGAACACCAAACTTCCTATCATTTCCGCTCATTTTCTTTCACCCCCTGTTCCGTCAATTTTATCGCAAGAACATTTCTCCTTTGCACAATTAGAAATAAGCCTGTTGCCTTCTTTGACCTTCTGGCATTTGCAATACTTTATCGGAATCCCGTACTCCACCCTTGCCATCGTTCTTATCATTACCTGCAACACCCCCTTTTCCACCGACATTAAAGGCAATCCTCACCTTGTCTTCCGGGTACTCTTGTTTATACGCCTTTTCTGCGCCTATTATTTCCTGCGCCGCCTTGTCAGGACTGCAAAGCCGAAGGATCATGTTGATAGCCCAAAACTGTTGCTGTTTCAGTTTGACTTCGATTTTATCCATTTCACTTTGCCAGTCAATAACATTATGTGTAAAAACAGGGATAGCCTGAATCCCTCTTACTCTCAGCCATAACCTTGCAATTTCTTCGATAAGCCTTTTGGAACCGCGCTGGATAGAAAGAATACCTTGCACCTTGATTTTAAATTCTACCGTAGACCACGTTTCCGTTCTTCCTTGTGCTCTGCCAGCAAAAATGCCGAGTTCTTTTATACCGTTTAGTATTTGAACATCAACGGTTTCCGTAATAGCCCTAACATCAAGGCTTCTGTTAGCATTTCCACCTGAGTTCAAGTTTACTTCAACGTCATCAAAGTGGATATAATCATCATCGGGCTCGAGATTGTTCATAGTATCCTTGATTTCATTCCATTTTTCCATCAGCCATTTAGATTGTTCTTTCGGATTAGCTTTAACCTGCGGAGGCATAATTTGCATCATTCTCTCGAGCAATATCTTAATATCATTGCGTGGCCATCCTTGATGGTGAAGAACAGCAGCCATATCATGAAAGGTTTGCAGTTGAAAATCAACAGGTTGCAAAGCAGACGATAGCAGTAAAGTTCCCCTCGGGTCGTTTATATCGGGGTCCGTTGGAACGTAAAAGATATTTGCATTTTCAAGCGAAACCTTTTTCATTGACTGATACTGATACGGTATCCATACAGCCCTACCTTCTCTTTCTTCAAGCTCCCATGTAATCGTTCTGGGGTCAATAACATGAACATCTACAATATCAGTTCTTTGATCGTTTACCTCTACCTCGATAATTTGGTTTCCGTAAAGATACGCAGAAGCATGTAAAATGTTAATAAGCCCGTCTAAACCGGCATTGGATATTGCATTGACCTTTGACGCAAAAACCCGCCATTCTTCTTCTAGTTCTTTGAGCATATTCTGTCTGTTTTTAATATCAAAAAACTCCATCTTATGCCCCTGGTTGGATAGGCGAACAAAGTTCCACAATGCCATAGAAACATCTGGAATTTTTTTTCTTATAAAATTTATCGCATTTGCCTCGTCGGGGATTCTCCTTAGTTCTTCCAAAATATCAGCCGTTCTGGAACGGTAAGGAGAAAGCGTTCGTCTGTAACCGCTGGTCGGCTCCGATATTCTTCCTGTATAAACCTGTTCCTGCGCATCACTTTTGTCTCGTTGGAATAACTTACTCCAAATCCCCATCAAATCACCACCTTATAAGTGCAAATCATTACCGATCCATTCGTCAGGCACATTGTCCGCAGGTAAAATTTCTTTTTTCCTGCTTTTTGCTTTCTTTTCTGCAAGACAGTAAACAAGATACCCTTCCGACGGTTCCTTGCCAAATCTCTTTGCCCACTGTTTTGCCGCTATGCCGGTTTCTAAAACTTTAAGACCTGCCTTTCTGTGCACTGACGCAAGCGTTTTCTGCGTATAATCATCTTCGTCCTTCCATTTAGCATTAGTTTTTTTCTTGTAATTGATATAAGCAATACAGCCACTATTAGGAACATACGTAAGAACATACCTGCTGCTCAGCTTTGCCATAGCCCTCAGAATATCAACAGCTTCCGAGCCGGAATAATGCCCCAATAAACCGGAGCTAAACACAAGATCGTACAGCTTATCTGTTTTGTAATCCCTTACATCGCATTTCACCACATCTGGCAGCCTAGGGCTAATGTCAATACCGTCCGCACCAACTGCTTTTTTCAGCTCCCCGGAATAACAACCCACTTCAAGAATAGAGCCAACCTGTAAATTTTTAACATACTGCCTAAACTCTTTAATAAACTCTGGACAATTAAAGCTCATTTGCCAGCCTCCTTAAAATCTTCGCTATCGTTTTGCCGCTATTCCCCTTCAAATGCGTAGGAATTAAATCCTGTGCAAAATCAACTGCTCTCTCGTCGATCCCTTTGCCAACAGCCTCGGGGATTAACTCGAGTAGATGTTTAAAACTTTTAGCATGATAGCCTAAGTTATCTGCGTAACATTTTGCCTCAAAAGCACCTTTGAACCTGTTCAATACGCCATCCCTTACCAACCAATCCGGGAAGATAACCGGCTTGCCAAGTGCCCACGCCTCGTAAATCGTACTACCAGCGTCGGCAATTACAACATCCGCATCAACAAGTGGCTGTATTGTCGGCATACGATCCTCTTTGCGTGCTGGATGCGGAGAGTTAAGCACTTCAATTTCTGGAGGAAATTTATCAAGATATTCGTTAAAAGCAGGGAAGCTCGATACCGCCTGTATCGCATTATGCGTAGGGGCATAAAGAACCCTTATCTTGTCGGAAGGCGTCCTTTGGTATTCCCCGTTAAATATCGGGTCCAGCTTAGGCCAGCCGACAACGAATATCTTTTCTGCCGGGGTATTGTGCCGGATTAACTTTTCCTTAAATGCGGGGCCGGTTACAAAAACATAGTCAAATCTATTTGCATGGCCCTTTGTG